AAGAAGTAAGTATATGCTTCTCGGATTTACGTGGCTTTACTCCGCTAGGTGAGAGCTTTGGCGATGATGTACAAGGGTTAACAGAAATAATGAATGGGTATATGGATGCCATTACACAACCAATACTAGATGCAGACGGTATGGTTATTAAATATATTGGCGATGCAAGTATGCACATACACAATGCTCCTATGGACGATCCAGATCATCCCAAGAGTGCAGTTCAAACAGGATTATTAATGCTACGAGCAGTAGACAAGTTCAACGATAAAATTGTTAAAGAAGGCAGGCCACCAATTGGCATGGGTGCAGGTATTAATACTGGGCTAGGCTATATTGGAGAAATGGGTTCCAGTGCAAGACACAGTTATGATATACTTGGAGATGCAGTATCAACAGCCGCAAGAATAGAAAGCAAATGTAAAGAGTACGGTTGCTTATTACTTGTAGGTGGAGACACATACAAGCATACTAAGAATGATTTCTTTTATTTAAAAGTAGATGACTTAGCTGTTAAAGGAAAAACAATAGGTATAGAAATATACACCGTACTGGATATTAAGAAAACTAAGTATGCTAAAGCAAAACAAATGCATGAGGATATGTACAATCATTATCTCAACCAGGAGTTTAGCAGAGCAATCAATTTATGCGAAAAGTTAACAGATGCATTTGAAGGTAAGATGAAAGGCTACTATGCTATGTGGATCGAACGATGCGAGTTCCAACTAACACAAGATTTGCCTAGAGACTGGAATGGTGTGTTTATAGCTACAAGTAAGTAACAATAATTACTGATCCGGTTCCCAAGATTGTAAATCAAAGAAAAATCCTGCATAGAATTTTGCATCCTTACTCATTTGTCTTGCATGAAATAATTCTAACGGTATACCATCGTCGTGCTGTAATATAGGCCAGTAGTATCGTTTAATAAATTTCTCTACCTTCTTTAAATCAGACTCAATTGCATCGAGAAGTTTGTTATTAAATTCTAAGTCAGTTACTACTTCACTTAACCACATATGATGTTCGCTAGTAGGGTCATAACGCCTAACCATATCTCTTGTGTCGTAATATAATGCTCTAATTGGATTTATATCGTTTCTATATTTTTTTAGTATCTGCGGAAATGCAAATTGCGGGTCTCTAGATCTTCCGTATTGTAATAATGCAACATACTCTCGTTTAAGTGCTTGTTTGAGAGAGTCTAAACTTTCACCTGTGTGCTCGTTGTATTCAAGTATAATTTTTTTAGCAATAGATGTTTGTTTGGCAGTAAAATGTATCATGCACCCTTCAACATCATCAATTGTCCAAATACCGTCTAGCAATCCAGCGGGCAATGTTCCAGTTATATCATATTTTTCAAGCTCAGACTGTATACGAATACAGATAAAATCTATAATTTTTGACAAAGTACACTCCTACGTGTTAGCTATTAATTTCTAAAATCCTGTGTAGTTTGTCCGTGCCGCCGTTTCTATTAAGCGTTGCCTTTGCGCCTTGGTGCATTGGTTGAGGCCATCGGCCTATATCTACCCATGCATAACCCGAACTCTCATCATTAAGTGTAGGTGAGAATTCTTTTTCTACCACTGCCGCAAAACTATAATAGTAAAAGTGCTTGTCTTTACTTTCGTATACATCAATTGGGTTAAGTTTGTGTAACTCAGGCATAAAACCTATTTCTTCTATTAATTCTCGTTGCAATGCTTCAAATGGTGTTTCGCCATGGTCAATTAATCCGCCAAAGAAACCCCATGTGTGTTTAAATCTCTTGTCACTATTTCTAAGTTGCAATAAACATCTACCTGTGTCCTTGGCTAAAAATACAACACCTGCCGCGGTGATCAAAGTATCAATCTCCAATAACCTGGGTTATATGTTCCTTGCCAACTGCTGATCCACTGTGAGCCGGTCCATTTAAACTGTTGCGTAGTATGTGTGTTTGTTATAAATGCAATTGCTTGGGTTTGCAAACTAGCATCAAATACTACAATCCAGTTGTCACCGTCAAACAATATGATGTCATTTGCACTTGCAGAGATACCACCCCATTCAACGAACGTTGGCAATATTGGTGCTGTTAATAAATAACGTTGTCCAGTTAACTGTGAAGCTATTGTGTTACCTGGCCTACTTGTACCTGGGTCTATAATTTTAGTTAATGCATCTAATGAATTAGCAGGCAAGGTGTCAGCATCAACATTAAATACTAAGTTGTTAGCATTTTCTGGGTTAGCCGCTATACTTCCAATAACTAGTAAACCTCTTTCTTCTGCGTCAGCACTTATGTTAAGTTCTAATCTACTGGTTGCTCTTAGTTCACCGTGCATTTCTATAATGTCAGCCCATTTTACTTCGACGTTTGATGGGTCCACTAATGTTGCGCCACCGCTTATAATTTTTACTTTATAATCACCTGGTGCAACAGTGACACTGGTAGTATCCGTTATTGATCCAAAGAAGTCAGCATAACTGCCATCAAATCCTAAATCAGCAAGGCTATCTACACTGTGTATGTCGTTAACAATACGTTGTATAATTGTTTGTCTTTTAACTTTAGCAGGAGGTGATATCCAAATAGGCACAGCAAATGTTAATGTTGATATGTCTAGGGTTTCGTCTGTTCCTGCTGGCAATGATCTACTACTCCAGTTTATGTCGGTTAACTCCACCTCAAACACACTGGTCCAATCTAGCGGATTATCGTTAACTTGCAACTGTATACCAGGGTTAAATATTACAAATATTTGCTCTAGAATTTGTAATTTCATGTCGGTGTTAGTAGTCCATACATCCACTTGTATATTAAGATTATACGGAACAGGCATATAACGTTGAGTAGTATATAAGTTTCCTTGTGCAGATGTGTACTTACCTGCTTGTATATCCCATTCCCTTTCTGCTACTTGATTGGTATCAACTAAGAAAGGGTCTTGTATTCTATCTTTTGCTGGCTGTATACTCTGCACACTAACTGTAATTTGTGGTGCATTAGCAATAGAATTTTCTGAATTGTTTTTCAACATATGGGCTACCATTCTACTGATATCACCATATCGTGCAGGCACTCTGTTAAGACGCTCAGCACCTTTAACAATTTCTTTAACTTGAAAGTTTGAGAATACTCGTACAAGTTGTAGCAGATAGCGTTTTATCTGTGCATCGTACCAATAGTCTAAGTTTTTGCCTGCCATAATTTATTATACGTTTTCTAAACGTTCCATTAGTCTTTCAGCACGGCTAGTTACTTGCTCGTACCATCTGCTATCTCTGCCTTCGATTCCTGCTTGTTTCCAATCCTGAGCTTCTAATGCTTTGCGGAAGTTATTAAACTTGCCTAAACGTGTACGACCCATATTGAACATCATGTTTACTAAGACTTGTTGTACGGTATCAGGCCAGTCTGTGAAACCGTCTCCGTATAGTGCAACACACTCTGATATTGAAGTGTCGAGGTCTTTCTCAAAGCACTCTTTTGCTCTGTCTTCTGAGACTGGTGTTCCCACATCTTGTCCATACTCTGGATCTGATTCAAGGACCAAGTGTCCAACTCCGAAAGTTGGGTAGCCCAAATGGTCTTTATAAATTTCATATACGACTCCTTCGTCGATTTTCAGTTGTTCAAAAACTGCTTCTCTATCTAATTCTGTGTCTTTTCCTATACCAAACATTTACAACTCCTATGTGTCAGTGCGAGGTGCTACGACCTGGCTTAAATTTGTTTTTTCTAAAACAGTTTCACCATCACTATTAATAGTATAACTGTCATTATTTATAAACGATGCTAATGTTTTATTAGCAGTAGCCCATGTGCGTTTGTGATCATCAGCATATTTAACCCATCTAGATCCTTTCTTTTGAAACAACCTATGGGGAGAAAAATCTGTACGCAAGTAAAAATCACCATCAACAGTTCCTGCTGTTGGAAATGCTCCGCCACTGCCTACTAGGCTTAATCCGTTCGGTGCCGACGCATCACTTGGTTCAAGATATGCTTTATCCGGGGCATTAGGGTCAACATATAAGTGACCTGTTCTATTTACTCTGCTGTCAGACGGCACATCTTTTAGTGCTTGTCCTAGCAAGGCATCGTTAATAATAATTTCATCTTGATATTTGCTGAGCAGATTTCGTAAGTCTCCTGCTTCTTCACCTGTACCAAGTATATCTCTGTATTCTTGAGAATCTGTTATTGGTCCGCACTTAACTCTCCACAAATGAGGCCACCAACGCGGGTCAAACCCCTCGGCAGGCCTTGCACCTTCTTGTACAACGTAGTATCTATTAATTGCTTCATCACTGCCTAACAACGCATCATCTCTGAGATGTGGAAGTTCTAGTACGTCACCTGGCATTAATTTTCTGCCTATAGTTTCCATCATTGTTTCAATATGGAAGTTAATAAATACTGTGTCGTTAGCCAAAAATGCACCAAATTGTGTTAAGTCAAAACCGTCACTCTCTTGTAACTGATAAGCACCTATCATCTCAAATATATCGTCACTGTACTTTCTATCTCTGTTTTCTAGAAATAGTAAGTCTTGAATAAATATATCTGAAGTTGCACCATCTGTGCTAGGTCTTGTAGGATCAGTGGAAACACCTACGTCCTGAATACCCATGTATTTGTGTACATGAATGCCTGTACCACCAGCGTGGAGATGCTCGCCAACAACCCTATCAAAAAATCTATAGTCATTGGTCTTAGTCGGATTCCATAGTTTTAACTTTCCCATAACACTATTTATCAGAACTTACGGCAACTGAATTTAGTATCGAATAAATACAACTATGAACAGAGAATCCTTGCTACAAACACTTAAAGAACAATTAGGCAATGTAAACATTGCAGTTGAAGTAGGCGTTTGGCGGGGAGATTATAGTAGATCTATAATTAAAAACCTCCAGCCTAGCGTCTTTTACGGTGTAGATCCGTATGAAATATATGAAGGCTATACTGACAAACCAAATGTAATAGAGTTCCAAGATCAAGCAAACTTAGACAAATTACATGCTAGAGTTACAAAAACTTTCAATACTTTTAACAACAAATTAGGTCATACTAATAGCATTTTAGTAAGAGAATTGGGCACCAACTATGCATCTCAGCACCCTGATCAATCGCTAGACTTTGTTTATTTAGATAGCGATCACAAATATCAATCTGTTAAATCTGAGATAGAAGCATGGTATCCAAAAGTTAAAGTTGGCGGTATACTAGCAGGGCATGATTATATTGAGCGTAGCCACATTGAGGAGTTTGGTGTTATACAGGCAGTAACAGAATTTATCGAGCAAGAAAACTTAACATTACACACTACAGACGAGCAGTTTGCTACTTGGTGGGTAACTAAAACATAGGACACATATGAAAATTTTTATAACAGGACACGACGGATTTATTGGATCACACATGGTTGAACGTTTAAAAAATGACCATGAATTAGGATTTCTTGCATACGATTTAAGAGATCATTCACAAGTAAAAGCACAACTTGTAGAATTTAGTCCCGATATTATTGTGCATTTAGCGGCAAGAACAGAGGTAGAAGACAGTTTCTATGAACAAATAGTTTTCTCAGAAGTAAACTATGTAGGCACTGTAAACTTAATTGAAGCCGCGGCCACACTCCCTAATTTAAAGAATTTTGTGTTTGCAAGCACCATGGAAGTATATGGCTGGCAACCAATCAGCGATGTTATTAAGAGAGGCGGCGAAGTGCCAGAGGATATTTTTGCCTTTGATGAAGATACTCAACCCAATCCTAATGCCCCTTATGCCGTTGCAAAATATGGTTGTGAAAAATACCTAGAGTATGCAAACAGAAGTTTAGGATTACCGTTTACTGCTATTAGGCAAACTAATGCATACGGTAGAAAAGACAATAATTTCTTTGTAACAGAGCAAATTATTTGGCAAATGCTAGATAATCCAGAAGAAATATTCTTAGGCTACGGCAAACCATATCGTAACTTTATCTTTATTGAGGACTTACTTGATGCATGGGAAGCCGTTATTAGAAACCCTGAGAAATGTGCAGGCGAAATATTTTGTCTAGGACCTGACAATGCAATTAGGATCTCAGACTATGTGGATCTCATTGCAAAAAAACTTGATTGGAAAGGAAAAGTACATTGGGATAAGAAGCCTGAGAGACCTGGCGAGATATTCATATTGAATAGTTCTAATGCAAAAATTACTGAAAAGTTAGGTTGGGAACCAAAAGTTTCCTTGGATGAAGGTGTTGAACGTACAGTTGCTATTTGGAAGGATATTCATGGCAAAAACACCAAATTTAAGAATATTACCAATATAATCACGTAATTTTCGTACCATTTTTATATATAGTACTTGACAGCATTAAAAGATGTGTTAATATGTGTAACATATCGCTTCACTAAGGAACTCTATAAAATGGCAAAACGTAAAGCAAAAACAGTTTACTTCACCCCGGAACCAAACTGGGCTAAAATGGTTGGGATTACTGATCAGGAAACAATGGGTAAGGCATACCAGGATGTCCAATACTTTGTGCGAACAGAGATTAAAGACAAGGAAAAAATTGCTTTAACAAAAGCCTGGATCAAAAACAAATCTAACTGGGACTCTGCAGACGTCGAATTAATCCTCAAATGCCCAGATTATTCTTTTGGTGCAACTAGCTCTGTATTCTATACCTTTGATAAGGTTGGATTCATGCCAGACAACATTATATCTCATGTTGAGAAAAGAAAAGCTGAATGGATTGAAACAGGAAAAAATGTAACTGAAGAAAACATTGCCAAAGCAGACGCTAAACCAAAAAAAGTAATTAGCATACAAGACCGCATGAAAGATCAAGTATCAGAACTGTGTGGCGAGATGGAACACTTCTTAGACCAATTAGTTGAAGGTGTTAAAACAATTAAGGAGTTTGATCCGTACACAATGATGGTATCATATCAGCCTGAAGTAAAAGGAGCTCATGCTAAAATCATTAAAGATGATTTTGCAACTTGTTATCAAGAATCACTAGAAGTATTAGAGTGGAAAGACGAAGATTTAAAAGAAGCATACAGTAATTTTACTCCTAAAATGCGTAAGGCGTATGTAGAGTACCATGAATTGATTAATACTGCTTGTGACACCATTATCAAAACAAAAGCAACTACACGCAAAGCTCGTAAGCCTAAAGCACGGTCTAAAGACAAGATCGTTGCTAAATTAAAATATAAGATTAATGATCCTGAGTTAGGATTAGCCAGTATTACTCCTACTGAAATTGTTTATAGTAACGAATGTTGGACATATAATACTAAAACTAGGAAAGTTGGGGTGTACAAAGCATCGCAACCAGATCCTAAAAACCTTGCTAGAGAAGGTTCAGGCTTAACTATTAAGGGTACTACAATACAAGGTTATTGTGAAGATACTAGTGTGCAAAAAACACTAAGAAAACCTAAAGAACAAATTAAATTGTTTGCAGGTGCAAAGACTTCGTGCAACAAAAACTTCAATGAAATTAAAACTACTGACACTAAGATGAATGGTAGATTTAATGAACATATGATTATATTAAAGTCATTTTAATTGACCACACTCACTAAAATGTGATAAATAGTGTTATGCCAGAGAATCAAATAGGATATAACAATAGGGAAGACCTAGTTCGAGAATTGCAACTTAGGTTAGCTGACGAAATCGTCGATGTCGAATTAGACAGGTCTCACTACGATATAGCAATTGACTCGGCTTTAAATAAGTACAGGCAACTTAGCTCGGGTGCCGTAGAAGAAGCAGTAATTTTTATTCAAACACAACCAGGTGTCACTGAGTACACATTACCGAATGAAGTTATTGAAGTTCAAAGACTTTACCGTAGAGGGGTTGGTAGCAACTCTGGTACTGGTTCAAACTTTGACCCATTTGATGTAGCATTCAATAATATGTATCTTTTAAACGCAGGCCAAATTGGTGGCTTAGCAACATTTGATGCATTCTCTCAATACAAAGAAACTATCGGACGTATATTTGGTAGTGAATATAACTTTCTTTGGAATAGAAATACAAAGGTTTTACAAATACTTCGAAACATTAAAGTTGACGAAGAAGTTGCAGTCGGTGTGCATAACTTTATACCTGAAAAAATATTACTAGGTGACATTTATGCAGGCAAATGGTTGTCAGATTGGTCACTAGCTCAATCTAAGTTAATTCTTGGCGAAGCTAGAAGTAAGTACATGGGAGGCATTCCAGGTGCAGGTGGCAACATTGTATTAAACGGCGAAGCAATGAAGCAGGAAGGCCAAGCAGAAATGGAAAGTCTTATTATGGCTGTCCATAACATGGAAGAAGGCAATAGTCCGCTAGGATTTGTTATAGGCTAAAGTTCCACAGCAAACACATTTACAGGGTACAATATGAATATTATAGGACTGGTCGGATTGATTGGCTCAGGAAAAGATACTGTAGCTAATATGTTTGTTCAAAATCACGGTTGTGTGCAAGACAGTTTTGCATCGCCACTGAAAGATTTATGTTCAAGTATTTTTGGATGGGACAGATATTTACTAGCAGGCGATACTGTTGAGAGCAGAGACTTTAGAGAAACTCCAGATTTATATTGGACTAAAAAATTAAAAATAGATAATTTCACTCCCCGCCTGGCATTACAGCTCATGGGCACAGAAGTACTCCGCAATCATTTTCATGAAGACATTTGGCTTAACAGTTTAGAATACAGACTGAGAAAGCGCCATACAGAACAACCTTGTGTAGTTGTAAGTGATGCAAGATTCCGCAACGAATTGTCGTTAGTTAAATCAATGAACGGTTTTGTTATTTGGGTTCAGCGAGGTGAGCTACCAGACTGGTACGACATTGCAAAGACGGCACAAGAAAATGCTGTAAATAGAAAGATTATGCAAACTCGTTACAAAAGTATACACGAAAGTGAATGGAACTGGGCAGGATTTCCAGTAGATTATATAGTAACTAATAACGGAACATTAGACAACCTCACACACCAAGTTGCTAAAATTCGCTTAGATATTGATTCAAACCAGCCTACACGCCTTTACAGCGTCTGAAGGCCTATTTATCTAGAACCCCTCTTACTACAACACCCAATATTCTATAATACCGCCTAATACCTGTTTTATCATAAATACATGTATCCATAACAAATTATAATATAAATGGGAGAACAATATGGCTACATTAACCTCACCTGGAGTTAGCATTACCGTAACAGACGAAAGTTTTTACGCGGCGGCTGGCACAGGCACAGTACCTCTTATTGTTATTGCTACAGCAGAAAATAAAACCGGCCCGGATGGTTCTACTACTGCTTCATATACGACTCAAGCAAACACTGGAAACGTATATTTAGTCAATAGCCAAAGAGAATTACTAACAAATTACGGTAATCCAAACTTTAGAACAAGTGGCGGAACACCTTTACACGGAGACGAACTTAACGAGTATGGTCTACAAGCGGCTTACAGTTTCTTAGGAATTGCTAATAGAGCATACGTCCTTAGAGCTGACATCGACTTGTCAGAGCTTTCTGGTTCAACTACTGCTCCAACAAACAGGCCTGCTAACGGTACATACTGGTTAGACACGAGTGCAACAACTTGGGGTCTTAAAGAATGGAGCGGAAGTGCATGGGTACTTAAACCAACTTTATCACCAAACAAAGATCAAGTAACTTCAGGAGCCGCACCGGCACCTAAGCCTGCTATCGGCGTTGATGGGCAATATGCGGCAGTATATCAGACAAGTGCTGGTGTTACTATGGCAAGCATTAAACTTTTTGAAAAAGTTTCAGGCTCATGGCATGAGATTGGTAGTACAGCATGGGATTCAGCCACAAGTGGCGACTTCCAAATTGCTAGACATACTAATGTTCCAACTACTAAAAGTGGCGGCGGATCATTAGCAACAGGTGATATATACTTGCAAACGAACACATTAAACGGTGGCTCAGTTGTTGGTATAAAACTTTATAGCACAACAACAACAGCTTGGTCAAGCCAAACTGCTTCTTACAGACAGTATTCACATGAAGCATTTACTGATTTCAGTGGCGCTCCAGCAGTTGGATCTTTATGGTACAAGTACGATACAGGTTCAGCAGTAGTTAAACTCAAGAGACACACTGGTGCCTCTGTATTAACTATAGCAAGCTCGGCGGCAATTGCTGATACAACAACAACATATACAGGCCATACAAATGGTACAACTGCACTTAAACTTAACATTAACGACAGATTTGCTGTTAATGGTAATAGTGGATATGTTAATGTAACTATGTATAACTTTGACAGTGATGGCGATGGTAATCTAAGTGTTGACAACATGGTACAAGCAATTAACTCAGCATTGAGTAGTGCAAGTGCTACTTTAACTCACTCAGATAAGATAGCATGTTCAAATGTTTCTGGAAAAGTCACACTAGTTAATAGTGCTGGCACAGACATTAATATTGTTGCTGGTGACGTTGCAGGCTTTAATGCGGCAGATTTAAATCTACTAGAAACTAACAGTAACTGGGAAGATTTAAGCTTCACATCATCTTCAGCGGCGCCTGTTGGCATTTTAGCAGATGGTACATTGTGGTATGATAACTTAGTTGATAATACTAATATTGATATTGTTTATAAAGGTGCAGATAGCAAATGGAATTCATATGCATTTGATATTAACATTGCGGCAACAGAGCCAACAATACAAAGTGACAAAGGTTCACTAGTAACTGGCGACTTATGGGTTGACAGCAGTGACTTAGAAAACTATCCTACTATTTACAAGTATAACTCAGCTTTAGCGGCAGGGTCTAGATGGGTATTAGTAGATAATACAGATAAAATAACTGGCGACGGTATTATATTTGCAGACATGAGAAGTGCTATAACACAGGGCGCCGAGGTTGCAATGGACAGTGATTGTCCTTTACCATCAATATATCCTTTAGGGATATTAGGTTGGAACAAGCGTCTATCAGGTGGTAATGTTAAGAAATATTCAACAACTAACGCTAGATGGGAAGATAATTCCGGTAACTTTGAAGGCGGTGCACCTAAAATGCTTAGAAAAGCACAAAGGGGTGCTGTTGTTACAGCATTACAGGCATCTATAACTTCGAACCAAGACATTAGAAATGAAACTAATAGATTCAATCTAATTGCATGTCCTGGTTATGCAGAAGCATTAGACGAAATGTTAACACTAAACACTGATCGTAAGGAAACAGCATTTGTTATTGCAGACGCTCCTTTAGGATTAGCAAGTGATTCAACTTCAACTCAAGCATGGTCTAGTAACTCAGCAGTTGCAACAGCAAACGGTGAAGACGGACTAGTAAGTGGGTCAGCCTACGCGGCAGTTTACTATCCACATGGAATGTCAACAAACTTAGACGGAACTAATATTGTTGTTCCTTCTAGTACAATTGCTTTACGCACAATTGCGTATAACGATCAGGTTGCTTTCCCTTGGTTTGCTCCAGCTGGTTTCCAAAGAGGTGTTGTTAGTAACGCTACTTCAACTGGTTACGTTGATAGAAAAACAGGTTCATTTAAAGCAGTTGCATTGAATGAAGGTCAAAGAGATAGCTTGTATAGTAATAGAGTTAACCCAATTGCTAACTTCCCTGGAAAAGGAATTAGTGTATTTGGACAAAAGACTTTAAGTCCTACAGCAAGTGCTTTAGACAGAGTTAATGTTGCACGTTTAGTTGTTTACATAAGAGAAAGACTTGACGATTTAGTTAAGCCATTCTTGTTTGAACCAAACGATGCGTCAACAAGAGCAGATGCAAAAGCAATAGTAGATAGATTCTTATCAAATCTTGTTACTCAAAGAGGTTTATTTGACTTTGTTACAGTTTGTGACCAAACAAATAACACGTCTGAGAGAGTTGATAGAAATGAATTGCATATTGATATAGCTATACAGCCTATCAAAGCAATTGAGTTTATTTACATTCCGATCAGAGTACAAAATACTCTTGGTTCGACTGCATAAGTTAAACTTTACAGTAAAAACACTAAAAGGTGCCTATGGCACCTTTTTTTGTGGTTATAATAACATACTTTAACTATATTTTGCAAAAAGTGATAAATATTTGCATATAAACGATAATCGTTATGATGTCGTTATGAATTATTAACGTAGGAGAAATACAATGGCATTAGAAGCTATACCAACATTAAATAAGTTCGGAGTACCAACAGGCGACAGTACTACCGGAACTGGCATATTGATGCCAAAACTAAAGTATCGTTTCAGGGTAACATTTTTTGAAGGCTTTGGTGGTGCAGTTGCAGGTGATAATTTAGTTATTACTCAAAACGTACAATCAGTTGAAAGACCAAAATTAACCCATGAAGAAATTGTTATCGATTCTTATAACAGTAGAACATACGTCCAAGGTAAGCATACTTGGGAAGCTATTACTGTTACTGTAAGGGATGACATGACTAACGGTACTTCTAAAGCAATCGGTAGACAGTTGCAAAGACAGTTCAACCATTTCCAACAAACAACTCCAGCCGCAGGTTCAGACTATAAGTTCCAAACAGCGATTGAAGTGTTAGATGGTAGTTCAACAGAAGCAACAGAATACTGGGTATTAGAAGGATGTTTCCTTACTAATGTTAACTATGGTGATCAAGACTATTCTGCAACAGATCCTGTTCAGATTGTAATGACTATCAAGTACGACAATGCAACTCAGTATGATGCTGATTCATCTGCATTGAGCCCAGCACCGGCAGCCGGTACTACTACTCTTAGAGCGTAGTATTAGCTCTACTAGGAGTTAACACATGGCTTTAGATTTCATAGGCGGCCTCTTCGGAGGCACCACTGAACAGAAGTTCCTATTAAGAGACTTCAGGAACGCCGCCCAGCTTACGCCCGGGGTTAATCCTCCAAGGCAGAAGTTTGAAGGCTATGTAAATTTTATCCTTAATAGAGACTTGTATGCATTTTTATACGAAGAAGGCGACAAACACGATTTTAGAAAAGAAATTAGCAGTTTAATTAGAACTGCTGATTTACCGTCTGTTACGTTTCAAACAGAAACAAAAAACGCATATAATAAAAAGAAAATTATTAATACAGGTGTTACATACGATGCTGTTTCTATGACAGTGTTTGACACAGTAGGCAATGAGTGGTTAACTACACTTATGAAATATTTCTCTTATCACTTTATGGATCCTCGTAATTTAACACAAGGAGACAGAGATATCGGCGGCAACCTAGGTAGAGCAGGTGGCGACGAACTATATAAATTCAATTCTAATGCGGCAGGCTATAACTTAAATGCTTCATCACAATTTTTTGAACGTATAGACTATGTATTATATCATGGCAGAAAGGGAGTACAGTACAGTATTATTAATCCTGTGATGAAAAGCTTCAAACCAGGCACCATTGATTACTCGTCAAGTGATTTCCAGGAGTTTACATTGGATTTTGACTATGAGAAATTTACAGTATATGATAAACTTAACTTTAGTTTAGAAGCAGAGGATCTCAGTAGATTTGAAAGCATAACTCAAATAAAGGGCGACTTATTCACTGACGAAGACTTGCCTGAGGTAATGAAAGAGAGACAGTTATCAATATTAGGATCTGCGGAGAATAGCAGAGAACGTTCGCTTCAACCAAATATAGAAACCGCAACAGAAACAACAGAAGAAGAAACAACAGAAAACAACGACGCAGAAGGCGAAGTCACAGAAACAACTCCTACACCATCTACTTATGCAGGCGGCTCACTTACAGACAGGTCAGCTGGAGCAGAAGAATCGGGCGGATTCCTTAAAGATTTATTAGGTGATGTAGCCGACTCGGCATTATCAGCAGTACTTCGTGGACAAAATGTTAGAGATGCTGTGATAGGAACAGCAGTTGCAGGAGCATCGACGGCTTTAGGCGAAGCTATTGCCAACAGCGATGTTTCAGAAGATGATCAAATTGTAAGTGGAGACAACTAATGGCCTCAACGACCTTATACGATACATTCGGTAATGACATAACGTATAAAATCGACGAAGGCACAATCAGGGCATACTTAGTGAATAGTACTATTGATTTTCCGTTACCAGAGGCCGCCTCAGATATTCTTGCAGGTTTTGTCTCTACAACAGGTTCAATAGACGGTGCGTTATATGACCAAGTAACCCAAAAGCTAATAGTTGCAGGATTTAAAAAAGCTAAAGCATTAACTATGTCGAAGGTGTTATTAGCAGTTGCTTCAGCAGAAGGTATTAATCCATTGTCATATTTTGATGACCCTGAAACAGCAATTAAATTAACACAAGACGGGTATGATGCTATGAACAACATTAGACCTGTAGGCAACAGAGTGAGCATTACAACTGCAACTAAAAATTCAGCAAACACTAGATTCAGTAATATCATACAACCATGAACGGAAAGAAATTTGCAAGCGGTGAGTACCTTGTTGAAAACCGTACCAAATATGTGGGCGGCAAGAATCCAACTTATAGAAGTAGTTGGGAATTAGCCTTTATGAAAATGTGCGATGCACATCCTAACATACTTAAATGGGCAAGTGAAAACGTTAGAATACCTTATAGAAGTCCAATGGACGGTAAGTACCACAACTACACTCCAGATTTTATGATACAATACACTGATAGAAGCGGACAAACAAATGTTGAGCTCATAGAAATTAAACCTAGTAATCAAACAACTATGGAAAATGCTAAGAGTTCCAGAAATCAGATACAAGTAGCTATCAATGCCGCTAAATGGACAGCGGCACAAGAGTGGTGCAAACGTAAAGGTATACGTTTTAAAGTTATTAACGAAGATCAAATATTTCAAACAAAGAAAAAACGCAATCCAAAAAAACGCATTTCTAAAAAAAGAGTATAACTTATGATTTTGTGCGGAGGCGACAGTTTCAGTAAATTTTTAACCCCATTGGGACAATATACTGCTAAAGACCTTGGGGCCATGGAACAACTTGATAACATTGACGTTGCATCCGGACTAAGTGCTGTAGAATTGTTAATGGAAAGATATAATATTGCCGGAACCTCTATTGGTTGGGAGGGTGCTAGTATAGATGCTACTGCGGCTAAGACTATAAATTATATTACTAATCATAAAGATGTAAAATTTTTATTTTTTTACCTAACAGCAAGTGTTAGAATAATGTATTCTCAAAAGACAACAGGCAATTATGAATATGCATACAAGGATTATGACGATCCGCATTTTTTTAACACTGACGAAATCACGAATGTGCATTATCCTGATAACGAAAAAGATATAGCTTACAAGTATTTTTTATTCCAGCCTACTTACAAAAAATATTATGATCGTTATGCATATCTAAATTTTCTAACAAATGTGTGTAAAAATCGAGGAATCAAGATTCTTTTTATTCGCACAACAGATGATGAACTAGATACAAGTATGTTTTTAGACAATAATGATAATACTCGGATTATAAATATTAAATTACCAGCTGATTTGTATTCGGGACAACCCTCTTTGTCAAAAAGACATTCTAATCATCTTTTCCCTCAGGAACAAAAAGCATTATCAGAGCAGATTGTTGATCTGCATGGATCATTTTTATTAGACGCATTACACAAATGATATAAATAGTAGTATGACAAAGAAACTTGAAGAAGAATTTAACCTACCGCCAATGGAAGAAGCCTTAGAAGCTCAATCCCAAGAAGTCGAAACTCTTTTTGCACCTGAAATTAATATACAAACAGTAGAAGATGCAATCACAGTAAGCGAAAAAATTAATAATGCTTTAGCAGAAGTTCGCGGAATGGAGCATCATGATAAAGAAATGGATGATATTTCAATTCAAGCAATTGAGAGTTATGAACAGTTAATGAGTCTCGGTATGAACATGACTGATATGGCGGCTGGCAGTGTATTTAACAATGCGGCAAACATGTTAAAAATTGCATTAGAGGCCAAAGACAGTAAAATTAATAGAAAATTAAAGCAAGTAGACTTAATGCTAAAAAAAGCCAGCCTTGATCACAGGGTAAACAGTAAAGATGGCGAAACAGGTTTTAGTGCCACGTCACTTAATCGCAACGAATTACTTAAAATCTTAGGCAAGAATGATAAATAATAGCATAGTGGAACAATCCACGTAAATATTCAGGAGAATTAAAATGGCACAGGTAAAAGGAACCGGTTCTGGTGTAAGCGAATTTGCAACAGGAACACTTATTTCAAATCACAATCTTAAAGCAGTATTAATTGACACAGGCGCAGACCTTCAAGCAGAAGACGATGCATATGGTGAAGCAGTTGAAAGAACATTAGGCGTTATCCAACCTCTAATGTATGTTATCCCTTCAGCAACCGCCGGAGTTATTCACGCAGTTGTTGACGGAAGTCAATTTGATGCGGCATCTGTTCAGGTACAACTAAGAGCAATTGGCACACAGGTTGCTAACAGTTACGACTTTAGTGGCGCAACAGTTACTCTAGGTACAGCAATAGTTGTAAGTTAAGTTTAAATAGTTAAAGTTAAAAGGTACATTTATTGTGCCTTTTTTCTTGAGTCAGATGATAAATACATGTAACAGGAGATTTTCAACCATGAACTTTAAAGATTTTTTAGCAGAAAGTTTAAACAAAGAATACTCTTACCGCGTTAAAATTGCGGCTGATTGTACTGCGGACCATATGGCAGTTATTGAGAAAGCCTTAGCAAAATATAATGTAGTAAGTGTAGCAGATTTTAAACGTAAACCCATTTCAGAGAACCCAGTAGAGTTCACAAACACCAAAGGTGCTCGACTTATATCAGAAGTTTGTTCTACTGATGTTATAATTGGGTATCCTGTTAATGCAAGAATACTTGAAGTTTGGTTAGCAGTAAGTTTAGGCATAGATGCTGATAGAGTGTTATGCTATGATGTTAAGGATCCAAGAAGATTGCAATCAGAACAAGCAGAAGCAAGAGTTGAAGCTGATAAAGACAGAAGTGTAACTGAAGAAGATGCATTACTTAACAGTGAAGACCAAGAACATTATGCAGTTGAAGAAGACGAAAGCAGAGAATATGGCTTTGGTGAAGAATATAATGCTAAGTTCTTAAAAGAACTTCAGAGAATTAAAGATGAAAAAGGCGCTGACTACTTTAGACAGTATCCTGATAAAGATGACTTAATGGGCGACACTTTAAGACCTATATGGGACACTATAAACAATAGTGGTAATATGGGACAAAGTGACGATACTAAAGAAGTAACAACTATTAGCCAATCAGGTGGAATACGATGAGCAACGATCTAGATTTATGTAGAACTTTGCTTAACATCATTGATGAGATGTACGAAGCAGACGGGATAACACCAGTCATGCCAACTACAGAAGCCCCAGTAGAAGAAGTAGAAGAAGGTAAATTACCTGCAGGACTACAAGCATACCAGGATAAGAAGAACGGCAAGAAAGATGATGACGCTGACAAAGACGACGATAAAGAAGTCGATGAAGATAAAGATGAAGACAAAGATGAAGTTGACGAAGGTGAAGAACTACAAAAAATCATGCAACTAGCAGGATTAAAATCTATTGATGAAGCAATGAGCGATGCTTATGGTGTTGATAGTGCAGAGTCACAAGAAACAGAAGGGTCAGTAGAATTCAAGCAACATAAAAGCACCGACAAAGGTTCTTTAAGTATTGAAGCAAGTGCAGACAACATGGAAGAGTTACAAAAAATTATGCAACTAGCAGGTTTATCGCTTCCTGATTTAAATGCCCCAGCTGGTAATGAGCCAGAACAAGAAGAGTTATTGGTTAAGCCAGAAACTGAGCAACCAGAAGCACCAGAAGATGATATGGTAGTTGTTTCTCCTGATAGCGGTGATGAATCACCATGTGGAAATTCTGAGCCAGACAGCAATGCTAGACAGACTTTGGTTAATATTATCAAAGATAAGCTCCAACAACGTCTCAAGTAAATCCCAATACGATATAAATACTAGCATGGAGCAATTACATGCCTAGAGGAACCGCGGATACCAGTCTGGTAAAACCAGCTAATCAGATATTCGATTACGACGAAAAAACCATATTAGAATTCCAGCAATGCTGTGATGATGTTAACGGTGCATTGTACTTCATGGAAAATTTCATGAGAATACAGCATCCTGTACATGGACAAATGCAATTTGATCCATATGACTACCAGCTAGATCTTATTAAAAACTACAACCAATACAGATACAGTATTAACATGTTGGGCAGACAGATGGGTAAAACCACTGTAGCCGCAGGATACTTACTTTGGTATGCAATGTTTAAACCTGATAGTACAATACTAGTTGCGGCTCACAAGGCGGCAGGCGCAAGTGAAATTATGCAACGTATTAGATTTGCATACGAAAGTACCCCAGACCATATTAGAGCTGGTGTAATGGAATACAATAAAAGTAGTATCACATTTGATAATGGTAGTAGGATAGTTAGTAGTACAACAACCGAAACTACTGGGCGTGGTATGTCCTTAACACTAGTTTACTTAGACGAGTTTGCATTTGTTAGGAATACAATAGCAAAAGAGTTTTGGACTTCACTGAGTCCTACACTAGCAACAGGTGGTAAGTGTATTGTTACTAGTACACCAAACAGTGACGATGATACTTTTGCTACTATTTGGGCAAACTCTTTAAATATATTTGATGAATATGGTAATGCAACACCAGATGGTACAGGTAAGAATGGTTTTAAAGGCTACAAAGCTAAATGGGACCAACATCCTGACAGAGATAATGCATGGGCAAATCAAGAGCGTAACAGCATAGGCGAAGAACGATTTAGGCGTGAGCACGAATGTGAATTTGTTATATACGACGAAACCCTTATTAATTCTTTAAAATTAATTGACATGTCAGGCATAGAACCAATTAGAACAATGGGACAAGTACGTTGGTACAAACATCCGCATCCTACATGCACTTATGTAATAGGGTTAGATCCATCAACTGGCACAGGCGGCGATGCCGCCGGCATACAAGTAATCGAATTGCCTACAATGGTGCAGGTTGCTGAATGGCAACACAACATGACGCCTATAGAAGGGCAAATGAAAGTAATGATGGATATTATGCAATATCTAACAGAGCTACAAGTTGAACAAATCTACTGGAGTGTTGAGAACAATAGTATTGGCGAAGCCGCATTACTAGTAATCAGGGATACTGGAGAAGAAAGTTTCCCAGGAGATTTCTTACATGAACCTAAAAAAGTATCAGGCAGGCGAGCAAGAAAAGGTTTTACCACAGGACATCGAACTAAAGTCGAAGCATGTTTAAGTGCAAAACGGTTAATAGAACAAGATAAATTAATAATTAACAGTAAACCGTTGTTATCTGAACTTAAAAACTTTGTTGCTAAAGGTAATAGTTTTAGTGCTAAACCTGGCGAACATGATGACTTAGTTATGTCTATGATGCTTTGCATAAGAATGATACATTACATTAGTACATTTGAAGACGAAGTATTTGAAGCTGTTAATAGTACGTTAGCAAATCCAAATGATTACGGTGATTATGATCGTGAATGGGATGACCAAGATGATGACGGTCCTATGCCTTTGGGTATTCTTTAATATTTGATAAATAGTATTGATAAAGGAGTATTCTAAATGGCAGTAAATATTGAACTAGTCGCAGATAAAGTATTTAACCTACTGGCGGGTAGCGGTTATGATATCTTAAGTTTAAATGCTGAAGGCGAGACAGTAATAGACCATACAGAAGCTTCACGATTTGTTATTAAGGAACCTAACATACTTGTAAGACTTGACCAAGGAAGTGAAACAGTATCCATGGGAGTTAGGGAAGATTTTGACAACCACGAATTACGCCAGTCACTTAAAAGATTAGCAGTTGATTACTTAATGAATTTTGATTTTAAGATTTTTGGCAAGGTATTAAAGCCTAAGTCAGAAACAATCGACATTGCACAAAAAAGAACAAAAGAAATGGGCGATGTCTTAGAGGCATTAGATACATTAAGAACACTTTCAGGATTACCAACTTTAAAAGAATTTCAAGCCACGATGCCAGGAAGATATTCATACTTGTACCCAGAGGCTTATCAATTGGTAAAGAACCTATACAGGTCTAATATCACACACTTTACTACCCTTTATTACGACAATGATTTGCTGACAAATTATCTTATAGATTACGCATACTTGTCATTTGATGATGCAACTGATGCCGCAATGGCAATTAGAGCAGATGTTAAAGAATTTGGCGCTGACTTGTTTGAGAACACCAAAGAAGAAACAACAGAAGGGTTATATGGTACAGGCGAACAAGTAAAAACACCTAAAGGCAATATTTATACATGGGCTGAAGCAGATAGA